TGTCTGTTAGATCAGCTCTGTCGAGCTTGACTAGGTTCGCCTTGAACACCTCAGCAGCGCCTCCTTGGATCAAATAGTTGACAAGTGTGTACACGCGGTCTTCGTCGCACGGAAGTCGTCGGCCTGTCCAGGTGTAGACGTATCCCTGCCCCTCGCTGCGAAGACGACGCATTCCAGCGTCTTCAATCTGGCGTTGGAACATCGACATTCCCGGGTACCTACCGTCAAAAGCGTCTGACACTGAGCGCATCTGCGGTTCTGCGACGCCTGCTGTGAGCGCTTGCTTAGCGACACCTGCGCCGTACAATCTTCCATAGACGGTGCCCTTGATAAGAGCACGACGCTTGTCTGATCTCTGCATTGTCGGATCTTTGTAGATCTCGCGGCCGATTTCAGTGAACGGATCTGACCCAGTCGCGTCGGAACGGTTGAACAGAGAGATCAGGTTTTCGTCTTTTGACAGACTGGCGAACATACGGAACTCGACCTGGTCGAGGTCGCTTGTGACAATCACATGGTCGTCGTCCTTCGGTAAGAACGCGCGTCGCACGACATCGTCGCCTTTTGGCAGTGTTTGCAGCGCTGGATTCTGGATCGACATGCGGCTGGTGCGTGCTCCGAGAGTCTTCACAGACGGGTGCACAAAGCCGCTAACGTTCTCATCAAGAAAGTTGCGGAAGTACGTGTTGGCGAGCTTGTCGGCTTTTCGTTGCTTCAGCACAGTGTCTGCTAGGTTAGCAATCTCTTCGCCGCCGTTGATCATCAGAAGCTTCAGCTGGTCTTTGGTGCACGACTTCTGCCCGGTAGGAGTGAGCTCGGTGATCTCGGCGCCGAGATTCTCAAACAATCGCACAAGTTGTTGGTTGCTTGTGATTGACACACCGTCATATTTTTGTTTGGCCCACGACTTCACGCTTTCTGCGTACGTCGTAAGTTCGTCATATTTCTTCTTTGAATAGTCAAGGTCTACCCGAGCGCCGTTGATCTCCATGCGGGTCACGATCTTGCGCGCCGCCATTTCTAGTTCGTAGGCTCTGTGATACGGACCTTCAGGGCCGCATTGCTTGTAGAACATCTCGAACAGCCTCATCGTCAAAATAGTGTCGAGCGCGCCGTACGACCAGTACGGCTCAAAGTTAGTCGGCACGGTTCCCCACGTCCACCCGTTCTTTGTTAGCTCTGTATCCAGCGTGTCTTGCAGAGCTATCGCGCGACTGTCTACATGAAGAGCGGCCAGCCGCTTCAGCGCGCCTGATCCAAGCGGATCAATAATATGAGCCATGATCATCGTGTCGTGCGCTTTGTGCCACGGCATCTTCCAGCGAGTCTGAACGTCGAAATACCGAGATTCAAACGCAATGTTGTGACAGACAATCGGACTATCGAACTTTTCCATCGCCTCGTAGAACGCGCCGCCCCACTCTTGCCACGGAATCGCCCAGCCCTGCTGCGCGTCACCTACTTGGACAAGACGCAGCCTGCCGTGCCAAGGAGACAGCGCGTGCTCTCTTGGGCGGCCAGGCAACTCTCCTGTTTCTGTGTCGATCGCTATCGCGCCGCCGTTAGGGCGACGCTCACCTAGCCACGAGATGAACTCAAGAGCTTTTTGCGCCGTGTCTACATAGTGAAGATTTACGCTCGAGAGATCTGCTGTCGTCATAGAACTCTGATCACCGTCACTTGTATTTCGCACTTTTTTAGGTACTTCAAAACTTCCATGGGGTTACGGTGGTCGTCGTCTGACCCGATCATAACTACAACTCTGCTCAAACCCGAGTTAGAGATGAGCTTTGCGCAGTTCATGCATACAGCACCTGTGATGTAAATCGTCCCGCCGTCTACACGAGAGCGGTCGACGTACATGAGTGCATTAGCCTCAGCGTGAATAGCCGGGCATGAATCGTAGTCAGAGGTAAGTGCCGTTTCCCCACGCGATCGCGGGCACCAGTTCAAGCACGAGCCTTCTTCTGGCCAAGACGCTGCTGGACCGTTGTATCCTGTAGCGGCTATGTGCTGATCCCTGGAAACAATCACTGCGCCGATCTGAGCTCTCTCGCACCGCGATCGCTTCGCGACAGCCTCTGCTACCGACATCCATGTTTGGTCCCAGGTTGTTCTCACTTATCTTCTTTCTTTGAATACTCTGCATTCTTTTGAATAGCTGTAATCATCGCGTTGGCGTACCACTGCTCTGACTCGTTTAGTCGCGGCATGAGCTTCGAGTTCGCGATCGCTTGCATCGTCAGCAATGACGACGCCTGTACCTCACGCCAACTTCTGCCGGTGATGTACGGTGTTGGCTTGATGTCTTCTGTGTGCTTGAGGTTTTCAGCCAATTCGTAGTGGTCACTGTAAATGTGCAGAGACCCGACGTGGTGAACGTATGTTCCAGGCTCAATCCCCAAGACAGAAGCTACGGCGAGCTGCGCACGAGTGAACTGAAAGAAGTCGTACGCCGCGCCAAGCCAAACGTCGTTAGACCGCATGTACACACTGAGGTTCAGCTTGTTGTTGCGAATGCGGTACTGGTGCAGTACCGTGCACGGATAGTCTCGCTTGCCAAGCTGACTGTCGAGCGCCGCGTGCCACATCGTGACGACTGCCTGACGAGTGTCTGAGTCTAGCTGGAGTCGGGTGATAGCTACGTCGAACTGCCCGTTGGTGCGAGTACCGTACGACCCGTGAAACTGCCCGTTGCTCTCAGTGTACTTCGCGAACTGTGGTCCGATCGCGATGACAATGTTGGGAAAGCTTGTACCTGACAGAAGCTGCATCGCTTCAACAGCTCCGATACCTGGGACGGCTTGACGACCGACGCCTACCGGCAGCGTGTTGTAGATGTTGCCGATGTGGATAACTGCGTCTTCGATCTCGCGTGTCTCCATACCGCGAGGAGAGGTCTTCTCGCCGTGCTTGAGAACATGGTTGACAAGGTCAACGTAGCCGTTGACACCGTCCTCGATCTCGATTGTTTTTACCTTAGTATCCATCTGTCCTCCTGGTTTGTTGCTATTGATAGACGTTTGATCGCTTGGCCATACTCGGCTGCGTCCTTGTGGTGAAACCTGCGAACGTACTGCGGATGCGGTAAAACGCTGACCTTGTCTGCTGGAATGCTGTCCTTCTTGATACTCTTCTCTGCGAGTCTGCCAAGAGCTACGACACGCGGATTACCGAGTGCCTGCCAGAGAAGATGCAACCGTCCGCCGCAGATCTCGGAGCCGTTGATGACACCGATGTTTTTCCAGTATGGACTCGGCAAGTTCGACAGCAGATACTCGCCGGAGTTGCCGTTTATCGGGTAGAATGGAAGCGTCGTATAGTCTTCACCGTTGCGTCTATCTCCTACAAGAAGCGCACTTGGCTTAGCAGGACCGATGTATTCTGGGAACATAGGAAGTACTTCTGTTTCTCGCTCTCTGTACAGCGCCGTTCGCAGCATCCAGTCTACGACATCTGGAATTTGATTTCTGCTATTAGCTGGCGGCGAGACAATTTCTACACGCGCGGCTTGTTGAATGCCTAGATCATAAAGCTCACATATTTTTGCCAGTTCATCTTCTTTTACAAATTCATCTCCTCGGACACCTATTCGTTCTGCTAAAACGTGTGGCGGCTGTTTGACGACAAACTGAACAGCGGCACGCGACAAAAGTGCAAGCTCAACAAACCGCCAACCGGCAATTCCAAGAAGTCCGTACTCGTCTTTGCATGTGTGCGGACGCTTTAGCGGCGCGTACGTTACTTCACCCCAGTGCCACCTATCACTGATGACAACTTTACTGTCGTGGTGATTGATCTTTTCAATACTGCCGACCCACGTTCGCAGGCACCATTCACGAGACTCTTCTTCAGGTCTACCCATATGAAAATGAACAATCTCGCGTTCTGGGTACTTTGCCGAAGACTGCTTGACAAGTTCTTCGACAAGAGATGACTTGCCAGACCCGTCTGGGCCTTCAACAACTATGAACATGCAAACCGTCCTTCGTCTTTATTCAATTGTAACACTTGATTACGGGATAAGCTCAACCTTGTAAACAGACTCGATGTGCTTATCAGCAGAAGACGCAGCTTCCAGCAACCGCTGAGCTACGTTTGTCAAGTACCTCGCGCCGCTTGCGTCATACTGGTACAAAGCTTCTAAAACAGCGTTCGCGTCGTCGCTGACCTGCGCCCAGTACCTATTCTTTTCTGGAAATATGATCCCTGCTGAAAGTGAAGGCTTGCACAGTTCACACGGAACTAGCCCGTGATGGCTGCTGTCGACCGGCGTGTCTACGAGGCTGTAGCGCTTGACAAGATGACACGCTGCGCCGTGGTACACGACTGAAACTCCGATACGAGAAAGAACGTACGACCCATTTTCTGTTCGGTACAACTCAAATTCAATCCATCTCGTCGAGTCGTGCCTTTGAGAAGACGCGCTGCCAAGCAAAGTGCCGTTGAATTGAAGTGTTCTAGATCCGTCTCTTACGCTAATCATAAACGTATTCTATTGGCTTCCTTCTAAGCTGTTCTGTTCTCTCAACTCGGCTAGCTTGGCCGCGTATCTAGCGGTCTTGTTGCGCTCTTGTATCACTATTGCCTCGAGTTCGATGCACGTTTCAGTCGCGCGTTGGATGTGGTTTTTCATCACAGCAATGATGGTCTTGAGCCCATCAATCTCGCTTAGCAGTTCTTCTGCTGTTTTTTCTATCTTCACTTCGTCTCCTTATGTCGTAGCTACAGTATCATAATTGCACGTTGTGCAAGTACTTAGATTCCGCTTTGATTTCCTCCAACCCAATTGAACCACTTGACAGCCGAGTATCTTGTTCCTATCTTTATTGGGTTTACTCTGTGCATGAACACGAACGATCCTCCAAACACAAACACAGATCCAGCTTTATTTTCAAGTGTCAGGTTATGATTATGAAACACGAGTTCTCCGCCATGATAGTCGTCGTTCATAACCACCGACACCGACACGACGCGAGGATACTCTAAAGAATCATCAAAGTGGTTGTGGAACATATCCAGACTGTCGTATCTAAGAATGTTCCATCTTCGCGACGTAAGTTCTCTTATGTGGTACATCTTTCTAAAGTCGTCTACCATCGGCAGCACTCCAGCTTCTAGACTTTCGTACAGTCTGCGAGCTGGATCTACTGGATGACATTCTAGGTTTCTTGGCTCGAGTACCCGAACACTACATTTTCTAGACGAGGCGTCATACTCTGCTTTGCGATTTTGGCTAAGAACCATGGCTTTTTCCCATAGTCTAAAGCAGCTGTTGTGCGCAAGACCGGCAAGCTGTATTCCAGACTCTCTTGGAAACGAGTACTCAACAATTCCTGGCGCATGCACTGTTTTGTGCAGAATCGGCATTGGAGTTATTTCTACTGGCTGATGAAGCACTTCGAGTGATTCGCCTAGAATTCTGTAGTTGTCAATCATTTGGTCGTAGTTGTGCGACGAGTCTATCGGCTGATCTATTGGAGGATCTGGAATAGGCATGTATCGGTGCTTGTTGAAATATCTAAAGTTTCCGTCGTTTCCGTACTTCTTTAGTCCACCAATGTCTTTTGTTATCCAGTGATCTGGAGTAGCGTAGTGAAGAAACAACACCGTGCAGTAGACAGTTGTATCGCTGTTTGTTGGATATGGAGGCCGAGCGTGCTCGTGAAGTTGGCCGCTAAACGCTACTGCTTGATTAGCAGATTTGTAGTAGTCTTTTCCTTTTACTCGAAGCGCCCATTTTGCAGGGTTTTCTAGTGTTATGTCTACTGTGATCTGCGTTCCGTTCTGGTCATAGTGATCCCACAAGTTTGGAATACAGTCTCTATGAATTTGGTATCTTGCAGCAAAGAAGTACGTCTTTTGTATGTCGCGAACACCGCACATCTTACGAACTTTATTTAGACAATACTCTTCAATGTCGTTGTCAAATACAAGACCTGAATGCTCCCAACGACCCATTGTTGTAGAGTACTTATGATCTCCTCCTGGTCCCCAGTTTACAGAATTGACCATGAGCAGCACTCGTTCAAACATTTCATCGTCGTCAAAGAACCTGTCTGTATACACCGGTTCTTTGATTGGATTTTCAGGCAGTTCAGCCAGAATTGGACCTTGTATCGGCGTTGTCATATTTTTTCGTACTTTACAACTGGCCTGTGTTTCAAGTGTTGTCCGTGTCTAGACAACTGAAGCTTGTCGTAGTTGTCGTCAAACCGCGTCCATTGCGTGCTTAGACCAGAAAAACAGCAGTATTCTAGGACTTGCTCCCACTTCGCTTCTCCATATGGCCCAGTTGCTCTTCCAGACAACAGCTTGTTGAGCCGCAGCAGTGACTCGTCAGACTGCTGCCAAAACGCGGCCTTGTTATTGTCGGCCCAAGGCCTATGCGTGTCTATTCGCAGGTGTTTTTCGTCTGGGTACTTCTTGTGCACTTGATGCCAAGACAGTAGCTTAGGTGTCGCAAAAAATCTCCAGCCTCTGCACCAAGCGAGAACTCCCATGTACGGTTCTTCAGCATGAAAGTTTATTTCTGGATACAGCGGAACTTCTTCTACAAATTGCTTTGCTGCAAAACACCAAGTGAAGTGCAGCCAGCACCCTTCATGCACATCTTCATTGTTCGGGACACGAAAAGCTCCAGGAAATCCGTATCCTGGAACAACCTGACCAAGTGTACCTGGCGGATGATAGACATTTGTTGTTCTTCCAGCAAAAGTCTTCGTAGCATCAAAGTTGCTTGTTTCAGTGACAGAAAAGTCTGCTTGACAATATGTAAGAACAGCTTTTCCAGTCTCTGACTTTTTCAACGCTTTTTGATACTCATAAATAGTATGCACGTCCCA